CCCAGCTCCTGCATCGTGCCGGGTTCCAGCGCTACCATCGGCGTGAAGGCATCGCGGTCGTAGTTGGCCGGTGCGCCAGTGAGCATGTCCATGGGTGGGTGGCCCGGCCCCTCCGGAGCAGGCTTGCGCACGAAGCCAGCGAACAGGTTCGCCACCTCTTGCCGGAAAAGCACCGCGTCGTCGTAGTTGTCCAGGCTGCGCAGCCGCTTGAGGATCGGCGCGAGTCGCGGCACGCCGCGCAGTTGGCCAGGCTCCAAGGGCTCGAAGATGTGCAGCATCTGCTCTGCCGGTACCCGCACCAACGGGTTATAGCCGGCGTTGAGCGAGGTCTTTTCACTGGGGTGGTTACGGAAACACCAGTACGCAACCCGCCGGCCCAGCGAGTTGAACTCGATGCCGGCACGGATCACGTTGCCCGAGCGAGTCATCTCGAACTTGTCATGGGGAACGAACTCAGGTGACAGGCACTGCAGCTGCAGCGGCACCGCCAGACCATCCTCAAGCCGACGCGGCCGGAGCCTGACGAAGCACTCACCGGACTGCTCGACCGTACGCGCGATGAGCGCCTGCTGGCCGTAGAAGTCGGTGCGCTCGTCGGCATCCGCCTCGTCTACCCAGTCTTCCCACAGCACCTGCAGGGCCTTGCGCAGCGCCTTGTCCAGCAGTCGCGGTTGTGGCGTGATGCCAGTGCCGATCAGGTTGCTGACCCGCTTGTCGATGACGTTGGCTGCGTACGGGTCGTTGCGGACCGCTGCTCGGGACCGCGAGCGCAGATTGCGCAGCGCCGGCATGATAAGGCTGTTAGGCCCGGTGTCCGGCGCGTCCCAGCCGGCAGAGCGCCGCCCTTCTGCGGCACCTTCGTAACTGGCCTTGATCCGCTCGGGTACCAACAGGCCAGAGCGTGTGGAGATGTAGCGGCCCGTCACAGTCCTTTCCCGCCATGGTAGAGCCGGACGATCCGCGAGCGCGGGCCAGCTGCCTGGGACAGCTCGGTGCGAATGAGGTCGCGGGCTTTGATCAGCTCGTCGACCGAGCGGTATTCGACGGTGCGGTCGCTGTAGCGAACCGTCCGCTCGCCGCGTGCAATCGCACGCTCGACAGCAGCGAGGTGTGCTTGTGTGTAAGCCATGTCAGCGTCTCTTGAGATAGCCGCTAGTGGAGCTGCGGCGTTGCACGGGGGCAGGCGCGGCTCGTTGAGCCGTCGGCGCCGGTGGCGATGGTTTGAAAGGCGCTGGGACTGGTATGACGTCGGGGCTGACGTCGTCATCTTCACTGTCCTCGCTGGCATCCGTTGCTTGCGCTGAAGGTGCAGCAGGCTCTCCTTGATCAAAGAGGCTAGCCTGCGCCAGTGCTTGCCGCAGCCTGTCCCAGTCCTGCTCGCCGTAGCGGTGCAGGCCGAGGAGGTAAGCCATGGCCAGGTTGTACACCATCAGGTCCAGCGCTTCGTTGCGGTCGGCCTTGCCCTTGACCCACTCGATCCGCTTGTAGCCCTTCACATAGCGAGCGACCTTGCGTTCGGCCACGCACTGCTGGAAGAACTCGTCGGGCAGGTCTTTAGCGAAGTGCAACGCACCTGGGCCAGTCTCGAAGCTGTAGCGGTTGTAGATCCAGTCCTTGGCCGTATCGGTACCGACCATCCAGAGTTCGGCACCGTTGCGCTCGGTCTGCCCTTTCCAAGTGACGTCTACCTGGGATGGTCGCTGCGCGATCACTGGCCGACCTGGCTTGCTGGCACCTTTGAGCGCGAAGACGTTACGCCAGCGGCGCACGCGGGTGAACTGATACACCTCATGGGTGTGGTGACCCCCGGAGTCGATGCCCGTGGCGAGGATCGCCAGACTGACCCCGCTGGGGTGCCGGTACCGGATCTTGAGTCGTTCGTCCAAGACAGTCCAAGTACGCTCATCCGCCGGATCGCCGGGAATCACCTGATGGTCCACAACCCAGCGTTCCATCCCGGCGCCCCAGCCCAGCACCATCAGTTCAAGCCGGTTGGCCTGGACGTCGACGGCAGCGGTCAGCACCAGAATGCCAACCGTCAGCGTGCCGAGCACATAATCCTCTTGCAGTGCGCGAGCCTGCAGCACCTCATGTTTGGTCTGTTCGACGGCACTGTCCCAGACCTTGGCGAGACGTGTGTTGTAGAACACCTGCATGGGCTCGAGGTCACCCCGATCCTGTGCGCGCTTGGCCTTCTCGAACTGCTTGGCCAGATCGGCCCAGGATACCCAGCCGAGCGGCGAATACAGGCCGTTGAGGTGGAAGCCTACGGTCTCGCCGTCGCGCTTGGCGTGTGCACGCCACTGCCCTCGGCTGAGCATGTCACCCTTGTAATGCTCCTCGATCAGCACGTCGCACTCCGGCCCGGCACATTGGTAATGCACAGTGGTGAAGTCGGGCGAGTACAGCAGACGCTCCCATTCCAGCACCTGCATGTGCCCACAGGTAGGACATGGCACGTAGAAGTGACGCTGATCACTCTGCTGGAACAAGTCATCAATCCGCGAGGCGCCCTTGATCGTTGGCGAGCTGGAGAAATAGAACTTGGCATTGCGACCGAAGGTGCTGCCGCGCGTTTCCGCCAGCTCGATGGGGTCGCCTTCTTCGTCGACATCCACATCCCAGCGGTCGATTTCGTCGCCGTAGACAAACCTTGCGGCCAGTTCGGCCAGGTTGGAGGCCGAGCCGGCGGTGGTCGCGTACAGCGTGCCCCCTTCGAACTCTTTGGTGTCCATCGTGTTGCGGGAGTCCCGCGACCGGTTGGACGCGACGCGCTGGTGCAGCTCGGGCGTAACGGCGATGGTCTTACCGATCCTCGAAGACACCCGCTTGGCAAGCGCCAAGCTTGGTAGCAGCGTGAGGATGTTGGAGGGGGACATGTGGATCAGTGCCCCGATCCAGTTCAGGGCGATCTGCGTTTTCATCAGCTGCGAGGCGACCATGGTAACCACCCGCTTGCAGGGGTGGGCAGGCGACAGGCAGCGCATGGGTTCACGGGCATACGGCGTCCGTTCGGTGCGGTACTTGCCGGGTTCGGCAGCGCCGGTATCACGCGGGATACGCATGTACTCGTCTGCCCACTCATCGACCCACAACTCAGGGTCGGGGGTCAGCCCCCGGCAATACTCCGTTCGGTACACCTGAGCACCGTCGGGAGATCCGGTAGGCATAGGCTCAGCTCGGTTTCATGGCTCTTTCGAGATCGTCTTGATTCATCTTCGCAGCGTCGGTCAGGACTCGCCGAAAGGATTTAGTAAGAGACTTTTCGATGTCCCAAGGATCGCTCATGCCCGCAACCTCAGCCGCTAGCTGAGGGGCAAGACCCAAGAGCTGATCCCGCAATGTGCGACCAGCAACGAATGCGGCTTCTTCAACGGCTTGTCGCTCAACCAGGCTGCCTTGAAGCTTGTAGAAATTCATTTCTTCTTGCTGAGCGAGGTAGTACTCGCGATGTGCTTTAGATTTCTGAAAGCTTCGCTCAGCGCCGGTCACCGCAAGCTGTGTCACCAGAGGTGTTTTATCGACCACTTCAAGGCTGTGAGAGGTAGCTTGATCCCGCTCCAAACGCTTTGCTTCATGCCGGGCTGCGATTGGTGCTTTACTCGGGTCTGAAAGCTCATCCAGTAACGTCTCAGTTGCGACCACATCGACCTTGCCATCGTCTGTCAGGATCAAACGGTCCTGTTGATCCAGCTTAGTTACATAGGATTTCGCCCAGCCACGGCGTGCAGCAAACTCAGTTTTAGTGAGAGAAAACATTTATCAGAATCCAATCCGCTCAATGAATCCGGGGGGAGTTCACCAGTTCACCCAGTTCACTAAGCTGGTGAACTGTCCGCTAACGAAAAAGCGCGGGTTTCCCGTCCCGTACCCCGTCCAACCCCCCAGGGTCCCCGGCCCCCGGCAGAAACCCAGCCGGCTCACTGGGCTGGCCCGCCCGGCGGGGGCGGCGCCTCGCAGACGCCCAGCCGCTTGGCGGCCCAACGTTCATACAGGCCGATAGCAACGTCGGCGCCGGCCGTAGCCGTCAGGCAACCGAACGCCGCAGCCGCCCAAATCGAAGCACCCATCGAGTAGAGCAACATGATCGTTGCCATGCCGCAGATCACGCATGCCCCCGACCGCAGTACGACACGGCGCACCAAGCTCCAACCACTCGCTCCTGCCCGGTCTGCTCGCCACATCTCACCAGACACCCCACCGACCAGAGACAAGATGATCACCATCCAGATCGGCATTTCCACTAACGCTTGTTGCTCGCTGTTCATGTAAGCCTCATAGGCAAAGCACAGCGCCGGAAAAAGAAAACCCCGCCGGTTGGCAGGGCTCTCAGTGCGCCGACAGGTCGGAGCGTTTGCACAGCACGGTGTTTACGGGGGAAGCGCCTA